CGGCACTCGATTGCCCAGTACTCTTCAAGCATCTGGGGCTTACTAGTGAATGCTGCCGCACTTGCGCGATACTGAATCGCCGCGATGACTGAACCCAACGCCGTGTTCGTAGAACCTACCGCAGTACCTGAGTCAGAATGGAACTCAAAAGCGAGCCCCGTGAACTTATACTGCTGGAAGTTCTGTGCAACACACGACAGCCACGGGAACGTCTGTGACAACCCAGGATTAATGGTGAACGTGGTGTTTTGGAACGCACCCGCAGTAGCGGATGTAACCACGTCACCAATATACTCGCGCCTACGCAACACAACAAACTCGTCTGGAGAGTGCATGGCAGGAATTGGTCCAACCAACGAACTCTGCGCTATGGAGTTTTGCTTAACGCTGTAAGCACCACACCCAAAGATTGTCGCAATCTTGTCACCAATGCCCTGGCCAGCAATGGCACCGGCAGGCCCACCAATAAGTGCACCGAGGCCGAGGCCAGCACCCTGTAGGATGCGCCGAGGCCAAGGTGACTTGGCAGGTGCCGCCGCCTGCTTAGCCGGCGCTTTGGTGGCCGACTTGCGAACAACCCTCTTTTTCTTAGCAACCACAACAACCTTTCCTTTCTTCACCATTCGTCTCTTGCTCTTGTATTGGATTCCGTCGAGCAGACGGGACTATACATCACACGCACGTCGCCGCTATCCGTGTAGTCTCTTGGCGTTTTGGTTAGCACTGGCACCCAGTTTTGGATAGTTAAGCGTGTAACCCAATGTGCGTTGTACGTTACGCACAAACCCTTGATGAGCTAGCATCGGGGCGCGTTTGCTAGTACGCGTCACCCATCACGGGTGTGCTGCCCCTGTTGGAACAGTTACAGGAGTGGTGGCCCTATGAAATCACATCGGACCACGCTCACTCGTAACTCAGTCGCCTTCTCTTCTAGAAGACGCTGCTGTACCGGCTCGATGCCAAAGGCGCGCGCGAAGGAAACGCGCGCTTCGTCAGTGATTGGGGATACGCCAGCAACTAGATGCGCCGCCATCCACGACATCCCCTGCCCAACTAACGATGCAATACGCTCACGATGCACGCCATCCCACATAGACGAGTAATACGCCTGCCAAACAGGCAACCCCGAAGTGCAAGCCAATCCACATTCGCCGATCATAGAATACCGTTGCGTAATACCTATTGCGGTCGATGGTAAACGCAAAGAACAAGCATCCTTAGACATCGCAACCCTCGGATCGCGCACCATGCGCCATCGCGACCCGTCAAACACCGGCTGCGTCTGACAGAACACGATGCGCTCAATCTCGGAGACCACGCTATCACAACGCATACTGATGCCAATGCCATCGAAAAAGTCGGTGGCACCCGCGCAAACCGCAGGCATGTGTTTAGCTTCAGTAATGATGAGCGTGTCGTCCCCATTATTGATGATGGCGGTCCGGAACCTGAATGAATGCAAGTAGGCGGCCCAGGCGGACGTGACGATGATAATATTCCCACTTGCAGTGTTCATATCACCGCTACATCTTTGCCCAGTTACTCTAAAAGACCAAACACCATCAGCAGTCGTCATGTAGCCACGATTCTTAATCTGGCAACGCAACAACCGCCGCAACTCACTGTCCCCTGGGTACCATGCACAATGCCGTGCGTGTTCCCACCGCAACAGAGACTCATTTACGTGTTGGTCCAATCGGTTACAATCAGTGATTAGTATGCGTGGGTGGTGGAAGAGTCGGCAGGCACTGACTATACTATTTGCGACGGCATAGCAGTTTAAGCCTTTCATAACCACCGGTATACCGGCGGTGCCGAACTCAACATCGATCGCGTGGTATTCCAGGGCTTCGACGGGTCGAAGGTAACAACCGACCTTGAAGTTAAACTCAGCCGAGCGCGCTCTGATGGGGCGGGGTACCTGCCGCTTACGGGCAAACACCTCCTTTCCGTACTTTATGAAAGCGCGTAAATACGCCCACGACTGGCGCCAGCCAAGCCGCATTATGTTGGCGAGTGCATTAAGGTACCGTTGTCGTTTAGCACTATTCACCCACTTGGCGAGGTACTCGTCCGGTGGACAAACGGTGGTAGGGACGGCATGGCGGTCCAAACGATGCGCTGACCAACGCAATGCGCCTTCGACAGCTCTGAAACTCGGTGCCGGAGGTTCCACATATGTTTTTGTTTTCGGATCGAGGCAATAATAGACTCGCTCCATCAACGCGCTGAATCCATTTACATAGTTGTTCGCGAATGTAAACACTCGTGAACTCGCTGTGTGTAAAGTGAGTGTGACGGCGTGTGCGCGCGCCGCCCTTACCCGCCCCGCTACGCGTCGGACGTTACGATGCGAGAGATGTGAGACCAAAGTCACATCCGGCACGTCAGCGAGGCCACTCAAAAACCCGGCGCAATCGCAGGGGCAACGACGACACCCCCGCGGAGGGTCCACCGATCGAGGCGGAACCGCGCACGATCGCGCAGAGGCCCAGATGGGAAGAACCACAACAGTTGTCCAACAAATGCGCTAACTACGCACCGGAACAGGGACGTACCAACACGACGTGTGCAAAGCAACTCGTTCCGCGCGAACGATTGCTCAACAGTACCCAACACATGGCGGAGCTGCACCTCATCATCAGTGACATAAAAGCAACGCGCAACTATGTGTGGGTGCAACATAACCGCATCAGCCCTGCGCAAGTGGCGCTCGTCAATATACCGATCCAGGCGGCTACGAACCGCTTGTGACACGCGCATCATGGTGGCACGGTCAGCTATGTTGACATAGGCGAGTGCAAGCTCCTGACGTATCTCCTGTGCGGTCAACATGACAAAGGCGGTATTCATATACACGCCCTTGAGAGCCGAGAGATCATCGGGTACGTCGAGGAGTGCCTCACCGGGCACTGGCGCAAACTTGGCCGGAGGTAAGTCGGTCGGGACGCTGTCCGGTATGGACAGCCAGATACGGAAAATCGCGCGCAATAACACCATAGCAGTTGCTACGACCACAACCACACTGGTGACAAATGCGCACAAGATGCTGGTTAGTTCGCCCGGATTCGGCTCAATGCCCGCACATAGCAGGAGCATCTCACGCAAACCCGCAGCGTAGCAAGCGAGGAAAGCTTCACCCTCAAGAATAAGTCGAAGCACTCCCCCACCCACATGCGACACTGTGAATGCGACGCCACGCACATCGTAGTTGTAGACGTCAACATACGCACGACATTCCGTGCGCTGCGCAATGCTTGAACGCATGCGTCTAACCAACACGACAATCATCGCCTGAGTGGCCATTGAATCAGCGGAGAAGTCATCGCCGGAATGGACCTCATTAAACACAGTCAAACAATGCCAATTGCATACCAAGACGGTCGGCGGCTTAACTCTACCGCTCCGGGAACAACGACTATAAAATGCAGCCATCGCGTTTTCTCGTGCGCGACTGTGCATCATATAAATCGTATCTGTGCCAGGGCGCGGAATAGCGCCGTCTCCGTCATCGTCACACAACACATCCCAAGCATCGTACGCTTTCCCTTGTTTTTCAACAGTCATGGCCGGGTTAGCCATGACGGGCGCGATGGCCGTCACAAGGAACATAGACGGCTCCCTCACGCACGAGGGGATCTGGGCGGGATTTGACACGCCAGGCCCACATGGCGCATTGTTATTCGTCGCCAGATCGGCGGC